TGTTCAGAAACAGGGTCATCAATGATAAGCAAATCAGCACCACGTCCAGCTAACGCACCACCTACACCAACGGCATAATATTCACCACCCTTGTTTGTAGACCAGCGACCAGATGCTTTCGCATCAGTTGCCAACGACACATCAGGAAATATGTCAGAGAACTCTGGTGAGTCAATTAAGTTTTTAACCTTACGACCAAAACCCACAGCCAACTCAGATGTGTGTGTCGCCTGTATAATCTTGCTTGTCGGCTTTCTTCCCATCAACCAAGAGGGAAACAAATAACTCGCAAACTCTGATTTGGTGTGTCGTGGCGGCATATTGACAATCAAGCGTGTTGATTTGCCATCTGCAACATTCTGTAGTTTTTCTGCGTATGTCTTGTGATGCTTACCCTGAATAAAGGCAGGCCATACGTGTTTAACAAAATCTATAAAGTTCTGTTGGTATATGTCTCTTTTTTCCAGTTCGTTAAGACGAGTGACAATCTCACCAAGTTTTGCCATCTCGTCATCAGTTAAATACTCAGTTGGTATATTAAAGTTATTCGTCATTATACAAGTTATCAAAAACTCTGTTTACATCTAATGTATAGTCTAAATCAGATTTTGAATAATGTATATGCTGAGATGGTCTGAAATCTGGTGCACCCTCTCCTGTCTGAAACCATGCAGGATGTGTTACACGAACTCTGTTATTAGGTAGAGCAACAAGATTACCTGTCCATTCTCCAGCGTCTAGCAAGTACATCACATGGCTCTGCTTATGCTGTGCAGGATCATCTGCTATCTCGCTCTCTGTATAATCAACTGTAAAAAGATATTTAGCTGGATACATCTCGCCACCTATCTTTGCTAACCACGGGCAAGGAGTGGCTCTATCCAAGGTGTACACAGCATGATAATGCGATGAGCAATCCCAGGGTTGAGCATCATGCGTTTCCATCGGATCGGGCCACTCCTCAACTGGTATGTCTGCCATTAAACCTGTTATTGGCATCCTAGCCCACATTGCTCCCCCATGCACATTAGGACTTTTTGTTCCATCTGTCTCACAACCTGTAAATATAACCTGAAAACTCAAACAACGATTAGGCATAGTCGTTACGGCTATTGCCATTGCGTGTATGAACTCTCCGTGATATTTGTCGTGATTACAGGTATACTCCCGCCTCACCCAACACTTGAAGTGAGGTATATTACTCTGTAAATACGGCATTACTTCTTTTTGGTTTTGGCCTTTACCTTCTTAATAGCCTTTTTAAGATTATTGACCTTGCCACCTCTCTTCATGCCTTTGGTCTTAACCTTACCACCCATCTTCATGCCTTTAGCCATCATTTTTCTAGGTGAAACCTTACCACCCATAGCGTAGCCTTTTTTCTTAACCTTGCCACCCTTTTTCATTTTGACTTTACCACCAGCTTTATAACCCTTTTTTTTCATCATCTTATTTGCTCCTTTACTGACTTGTTGAGGGATTTGTGATCTCGATATTGCCATTATCTATACGCATTGATGAAATTGTCAATCGCAGAATCTAACTGATTGACAGAACCACCTTGTTGCATATTCTGAACGCCAATGTTTTTAAATAAATCTTTAAAATAATTCGCTGACAAAGATGTCGGAAAAACAGGTGAAAACTCTGTCGGCATCCTAAACTGTGGATAAGGCGAAATGTTACCTACATCAAAGCCTGGTACTCTGTCTGACGGAACAACGACACTGCCATAATCAGGTGTAGCAGGATCAGCAGTTGGAGCATCAGCTATAGGTGCTGTCGGAGCTGTTGCAGCAGTAGGTGGCAACATACCTTGTATCATATCACGCAGTCTCTGCTCTTCTGCTAGTTTTCTCTCTGCTCTGTCTTGATCTCTACGTCTTGCTTCAGCAGCCCTTTCAGACGCTTCTTTTGTCTGTTGTGTTAAGTTGTAATAATCATAACGATCAGATGTGTTTGACATATCAAACTTTTGACCTGTATTAGGATTTGTCTGTAAACCAGCTATAAAATTTGTTACAGGAGCAACATATTTATTTAAAGGATTAGCTTCAGCTTTTGCAAACCCTGCATCTGCGTAAGGTGTTGAAAAAACATCATCTTCTTCTTTTCCAGAACCACCAAAAGCAATATCTGCATCAACTATTGGTTTAGATGTTTTAAATATAGGAGTAGCACTGCCTAAGTCATCACTGTCTCTAGGTTCTCTATACATTTTATCATATTCACCTACAAGGTCTTCAAGATAACGAGCTTCTTCTATTTCTCTAGCTCTTTCAGGCTCTGCTGCTCTTAGGTTAGATGTAAATCCACCATTGCTAAATCCCTGAACAATACCACCATCGTTAAACTGTGTAGAATCTTGATTTAAGAAAGGTCTTCGATCTACTCCTAATTCCTCACCAAAACCCATACGATTGTATTGAGGACGGAGTGCATTTAAAATTTTGGCTAATAAACCAAGACCCTCTTCTTCTTTTTCACTTGGAAATCTGTCTGCTATCACATTACGGCTCAAGTTACCTAAAGTCGGTGTGTCAAAGACAGCATCACCTCTGCCTAATATAAAATCTGTTATTGTCTGTGGATCGCTAACATCCTCAACTTGATCATCTTCACCAGATACAATTTTTGATATTTCTTGAGAAATTAAGTTTTTGTTTGATGGTGCTATAAAAATATCATCATCTACTCTAGGTTTTGATTTCGGTAAAAATTCTTCTATCGCTTCATTTATAGTATCTTGATTTGGCTTTGATACAGGCACTTCAATGTTACTAAATTTAGGTTTTGAAACAGGAAGTTGCACTTTAGGCTTTGGAGTTGGTAATGCAATAGTGGCAGTTTTAGGCTCAACAGTCGTTGTTGTGAAATCAGGAACACCTTTTAATGAGTCATCTGCTCTTTGTGCATTGTCTAATATCTTTTCTTCAATAATCTTTTCTGAAATAATTTCACCTAAAGATGGAGTTTCAGCTTTATCTGCCATGTCTTGAACCATGTCACGAGACAGTATCTGAGATACCATGCGACCTCTATCCTCACTAAACACAGGTCTGGTTGCTATTTTACCAGAATCATCAGTAGAAATAACAAAACCACCTTCATTCATATATCTCGGATCAAAAACATCAACCATACCACCCATATTCATAGGCATTGGTGGTCTTGGCGGCATCATAGGTGGTTGCATGGGTGGCATCATACCCTGTGGTGGCATAGGCGGCATACCCATAGCCTGACCCTGTGGCATCATACCTGGTTGCATCGGCATTGGAGGAGGCATCTGTGATGTTACGGCTTTTGACCTCACTCCCTCTAAAAATCCAGTAAATTTAGCTCTGTTTTCTGGACTAACTCGCATATTTAACGGAGTTGGTGCTGGAGGTACAGGCTGATTCATCAAAAATACTCCTAAAAAAGGTTTTTTCAAAAAACTACATTAAAAAAAACCCTTTGACAACCCATGTATTAGTTTTTTGATAGAACAATATCAAATTCTTTAAGCGTTTGAGACAAAACACGTCTTATATAGTCGTTATCCCACTCTTTTCCTCCTTTGGGATAGCTCTCTGAACCATTGATAACAAGACTTTCTATGGCATCACGCAGTTTAGTCATGCGTTCTTTGTCAAAATTGCTCAAGTTCTCAAGTTCTTTCTTTGTTTCTCTTGATAAATTACTTTTTTCCACGATCCACCTCACAGCATACTCTAAATATTTTGATATTTTCATGTTGCCACTCTCGTAGTATCGGTACATTCTTGAGCTAAGACCAAGTTTTTCACTCATTACTGCCTGCGTGACACCTAATTTCGATCTAAATTGCTTTAAATCTTCTGATCCCCAATCACTATAGTAGTCTTTGTTCTTTTTCAAGACGTGATCTCCTTCAACATACCAGCTTTCATCAAGTCTTTTGCAAATGATGCTGGACTGTCAAAGGAAATGCTCTTTCCTGACCAGGTACTTGCTGTTCTTGCAGCCTGTCTTAGGAAGGTTTCCTCACTATCTGCGGGAAACCAATGATTTTTTCGGAGAACCTTGACGACATCTGACGCATCATTAGCCTCAAACCTCTCAACATCTCCATAGTTTAGTTCAAATGTTTTCATATTTACCTCCATTTTTCTGTATTATGAAATGTATTGCCTAAATTGTCAAATAATTTTTAAAAAAAATTTTTCAAGTGCTTGTTTCAAAATTGTTGGGAGCGTTTGAGGAAAACTGAGAAAAGATTTTCCCAACAAAAAAATAAAAAAAGGGATATTACTTTTTAAAAAATAATATCCCATTTTATATATCAATCTATAGGTATAGATTGATGAGTTAAATTCTCATCAATCTATTTGTTTTAGCTTGATGCAAATATGCAAACGTATCATCATCTAAATCTGCAAATATACTTTCAAGACCTATTCTATTTAATGGTAATAGTTCACAAGATGATCTTCTATTTACTTCTCTAATAATTTGATAAGATGTATTAGAAATACCATCACCATATGATGAACCATTTTCTGTGAACGTATGAGTAATTAGAAAATCATCTGAGTTAATATTATTATTAGACAATGTTGTTCTAATATCAGAAATTAATCTTCTAATTGATTGTGATGTAAGACCAAACGTATCCATCAACTGTCTAGTCTGAATACCTAGATTTCCATCTGCATTATATAACTCATTATATAATAACTCTTGTCTAGTATTTGATCTTCTTAAATATGGTCTTAGACTAGATGGAACATAAAAAGTATTTTCTGCAATTCTAGTCAATCTTTTTGTGTCAGAATATCTCACAAGATTGTCTAGAAATCTAAACCATACGATAACTTTATTTACGTTCAATGTTGTTAATGCTTGTCTAAATTCAATTGTACCTTTTTTAAATGGTACAAGATTGATTGCCGTAAATTTTCCAAATGTAAGATCAGAAATTGAATTTGCATTGTTAATATTATTTTCTGTCATTTGATGAGTATAACAAAAACCATTATTAACTCTTGAAGATGGTACAATTTTATTAATATGATTTAGACCTAGTGAATATCTGAGCATCACATCTTGAACTAGTTCAAATTCCATTTCTGTATTTGCTTGATATAAATCAGAACTAGGAAAATAATTTTCTTCATCAACATTTTGATTGAAGTCAATTACTGTATAACCATTTTTAATATATCTTGATATTATATTTGATTGATGAGTAATTGATCTCTCAACTAGAATTGACTTATCTAGTTCTAATGCTTTAGATGTTGAAATGTGCAAGTGAAAACCATTTTCAGATGCAACATAAAAACCATTTTCTTTTAAGATTGTTAAAATATTATTAATGTAATTCCATGAATTTTCATGGTCAAACAGGATAGGAAAAACAATCTCAATTGCCACGTGCTTTGAACCATCATGCACAATTCTAAGACCTTTGAAAATATCTTGATGTTGTTCTGCAAGATCACAAGCTTTTTTTAATGCTTCAATCTTGATTGCTTTACTCTGTGACCATGAAATATTTTCATCTGCAATATTACTATATGCAAACTCTAATTCTATTCCAAAACCACGATTATTGAATTGATATGTATTAAATAAGTTTTTCTGTATATTAACCATTTTTTAAGTTTTCCTTTAAAAGTTTGTAATACTCTTTTATCGCATTTTATGCAATGTATTGCAATAGATAAAACGAACAAATTGTATTTTTTTTACTCTATATATAATGAACGAATGAAACGTATATTTTCTTGTAAAAAAATTAATTTTTTTTAAATTATCCATATATATTAAACAACTAGCAGCAGCCGATTATTGTTTTTTTTTTAACCGAACAAATTTTTATTGGGCTCATTTTTGAATGTTGCTGGTACTAACAGGAATCCGATTCCGAAGTCCGAATCCGAAGTCCGAAGTCCGAATCCGAATCCGAAAGGGTTGGGTGTTTTCCTGTGCCCAACAAACAATCCGAACAATTGTTCGATTTATTTGCACCCAACAAACAGTTGGGGCCAGCTTGCTGGCAAAAAAAAAGGGGAGCTAAAAGCTCCCCTAATCCGAACAAGTCCGAAC